GCCTCCAGTCTAGTAAAGTTTTTATATTTTTCGTACTTAATTATGTTAGTAAATTTGTCAAAAAGTATATCTCCTTTGTGAGATATTACAAATATGTTTTCGTTTTTTAAAGTACCTATTATCTTAAAAAAATCATCTGTACCTTGACCATCTAAACTTCCATCAAATATTTCATCTAGTATTAATAGATTCGTATTGGTAGAATTCTTCATTTTAGCAATACTTCTCCAAGTAAATAACAATGCTAGGTCAATTCGCATCTTCTCACCTTCACTAAAACTATTGTAATTAAAGTTATCTCTATATCTACTTTTTACAGTTTCATTAAACTCTTCATCTAAATTAAATGATACAAAGAAATCCATAGATTGCAGATATTGATTAATAAGATTATTCATTATTGGTACATACTTTTTTATAATCTTTGCTTTAGCACCAGTGTCATTTAATATATCTCTTAATATATCTACATAACCTTTTTCTTCCGTAATCCTATTTAAATTTACTTCAGCATCATAAATGTCAGATTTTAACAACTGCAATTTATGTTCTAAAGATTTTATATCATCTGCATCACTAAAGTTTTTTAATTCTTCATTTATAGTTTTACTGCTATATTCTATGTTTTCTAATGAATTATTTATCTTTGCAATGTCCACTCTAATGTCATTTATCATATTAGATACACTTGTAAACCCTTTTACTTTTTCTTCAGTCTTTGTAATCTCTTTAAATAAATCCTTTAATCCTGAAGATATCGTATCTATTTTACTTTTTGTTGTATTACATTTATCGTGTTTGAATGTATTATCTATTGGTTGTGTGCAAGTAGGACAAGTATCATTCTTTTCAAAAAATTGTAGAGTCTTTTTATGAGTTTCTAAATTCTGTGTTATCTTTGTTTCTAATTTATTTAACTGTAATAATTTACCATCAAATTTAGACTTATCCATTATCTTTTCATTCTGTACTGCTAAGTCTATATTCAATTGTTCTATTTTTTTTTCATAAACTCTTTTGTTTACTTCATTTTGTTGTAAAGATTTATCTTTTACTTCTTTAAATGAGTTACCTTTTGATTTTAATGTATTTAAATACTTGGTTTCAGTTTCAGATTTTGTTTTTAATATATCTACTTTGTGTCTTGCTTCAGTTAATCTTTTTTGTAAATCACTTTGTTGTGACCTTAAATTTAAATCCATCAAACCAAACACTCTTATATCTAATATTTCTTCTACAACCTCTCTTCTATATCTTGGTTTCATTTTCATAAATGGTTCGTAAGAAGAAGAACCCAACATAACAACTTGTATAAAAGACCTATAATTTAATTTCATTATAGTTTTTTCTAGATACTTTTGATAGTCAACATTGTTAGCATCTTGATTTATTAGTTTATTATTTTTAAGTATCTGAAACTTATTTGGTTTTATACCTCTTATGACTTTGTAAGGAATAGTACCGACAATAAAGTCAACTTCTACCACACAATCAGATGCATTTATGGTGTTTATCATTTGGTCTTTTTTAATCATTCTAAAAGGTTTGTTAAATAAAACAAAACAAATAGCATCCAATAAAGTAGATTTACCAGAACCATTTGAACCCACTATTAGAGTTGTTTTTGATTTTGAGAAGTCTATCTCTATTGGAGTATTACCAGTAGATAAAAAGTTTTTATATTTTAGTTTCTTAAATGTTATCACTTAAATTGCTTTATATATGTTTTTCCTTTACGAGGAGTTAAATGCACGTCATAATTTATACTTAATGTTCTTCTTAGACCATCACCTGTAAATGGATAAACTAGATGTTCTACATCATAAGGAAAGATATAAAAATCTCCTACAGTTGGTTCTAACATTAAATTTTTACGAACAAATTGACCTTGACAATTTCCTAAAAGCATTGTTCTACCATTGTGAGGTTGATGCTCATTATTTATTTCAGGACCAAAGTCAGGTACTTTTAAATAACATATTGATGCAAATCCAATTAATGATTGACCACTATGTTTATGCACTACTTGATATTCGTGTTCTTTCTGGTCATTAATCCAAGCATTTTCAATAGTAACTGTTCTGATATCAAAACTATTATACATAATTGATTCTTTCATTACTGCTTGAATAGTCTTAATAAAGAATTGTTCTTTATCTACCTGTTCCATCCAATTCATAATTCTGTACTCGTCTTTTATTTTGGCAGATAATTGTTTTGAAGCATCTTCAAATGTATTAGATTTTATTTCTTCATCCATCTTATTGTTCAATGCTTTTATAAGATTATTTTTTAATTTAAATCTGTAAGCAGTTTGCCCCATAGGTATTTTTTTTACTATTTTTATAGGTTTATCTTTCTTCATAATAATTTACTCTTTGTTTACTATCATAACCTTGTCTTACATGATTAACATCAAAATTGATACTCATACTTCGTCTTACACCCTCACCTCTAAATGGATAAACACTATGGTGAATATCATAAGGAAAAATATATAAGTCACCTTTGCTAGGAAATATAGTATGATTTTTATTTGCAAAAAGACCGTTAGAGTTTCCAACAAAAGTTAACATTCCATTCGTGTTAACTTCTGTTTCAGAAAAGGGTTTACCAAAATCTGGTATTAATAAATATAATACACAAGCAAATCCTATCTCTGAATATCCACTGTGTCTGTGAACAACTTGATATTCACCTTCAACTTGGTCACTAATCCAAGCATCATGCATATTGATTGATATCAAATCAAAATTTTCTTTTTGGTCAAAATCTGAATTATTGTAGACGTGAGTAATACATTTTTTAATTTCACTTTCATTATCAATATCACCAATCCAATCTAAAATTCTATATTCGTTATTTATAGACGAGATATAATCCATTCTAGGTATTGTATCTTCAATCATATTACTTTTTTTATTTAAGAAAGCATTATTTTGTAATAAACTAACATCCATTTTTTTATTTATTTTATCAATAAGTGTTTCACTCAGTTTAAACTTAAATATTTTCTGACCTGTTGTTATAGTTTCAACATGTTTCATTCGCTTACCTCGTAATATAAATTTTTAGCATACTCTTTTAATTTATTTTTGTCAAGTTTAGTATCAACTTGCTCTATATAATTACCTAGAAATGTCAATGTGTCTTCACCTTTGTCTATAATATTATCACTAACAGTTAAATTTATATCAATAGGGTCGTCTATAATTTGTAATTGATGCACGTCTATCTCATTATATAATCTTTCCACAAATTTATTATACATCTCATCATCAGTTTTATTTGATATGTACAACTTAACAAAACATTTATTAAACTGACTTATATCGTAGTTTGAATAACTGGTTTCTTTGTCATTGTATATAATTTTTTTATGTATTCTATATGGATTTTCAACTCTTGTCAACTCTCTAGTTTCAGTATCAAATATATGAAAACCTTTTGGACATTTATAATCTGACCAAGTTATTTCATATTGTGTACCAAGATAATATATTTGACCGTCATCAGATTTTTTATGAAAATGACCTGATATTACTTTTTCATATCCTTGAAACATATTCTTTTCAAGACCTTGCTCTGAAAAATGACCTTTGTGCATTTCAAAACCTTTTATTTCTAAATGACCCATCATAATTTCACATTTAGAGTTTTGCACCATATTTACAGTTTCATTGTGATTGTCATCACATATCCAAGGCACAAACAATATATCAAGTTCATCAAAAGAAACTATCTCTGGACCAGTGTATATTTTTGAATTACCATTTATTCTTAAATTTTTTATAGCATTAACTTTGTTAGTGTTCTTATAATAAGTGTCGTGATTACCTAAAATTACATGAGTTTCTATATGATTTCTATATAATCTTCTCCAAAACTTTTCTCTAAAGTTATGTGCAATATTATGATTTATAAACTTTCTTCTATCAACGACATCACCAAGATGTATCAAACTTCTAATGCTATTTTCTTTTAAATACGGAAAGAATATATCATCATAAAACTTGTTTTGATATTCCATAAAAGCAGGTGAATCGTTGCGACACCCAAAGTGAGTGTCATTCAACAATGCTATTTTCATATAAATTCGTCCAGTTTTCCTTTTAGTTTTCTTCTTTTAGGTTCTTTCTTCTTTTTTTCTGGTTCTTCTTCTGTAGAATTTTGTCTTAAAAACTCCGTAAACTGATTCGTATAAGCACTATCATCTCCTGGTTGTAATGCTAAATCATCAAAGTTAGAATCTCTTAATAACTTTTGTTTTATTATGACTTGTTTCTTTTCTTTCTGTATTCTTCTAATAAACGCATAATATATTATCTGCGTAAAATAAGCAAATGGGTTATTTGATTTTTGTGGGTTAAAATTATTTAAATATTGTAAGCAGTTTTCTATACCATCACTTATCATGTCATCTCTAAATGTGTAATTTATAAAGTTAGGTCTGTATGATAAATGATTTGCTATCTTTAAAAAACATTCACCAATGTAGTTAGTCACAGGAGGTCTTTTTCTTTTTCTTTTATCTGCCTTTTCACAACGATCCTTGTATTCAATCATTGCCTGTAAAAACTCTTTATTGCTTACATAATGTACTG